ACGAGATCTAGTACGGTCTCGTGGGCTCGGAGATGTGTATAAGAGACAGAAACTAAACTAGGTGGTAAGAATCGCCACTATGAAATTATTGAAGTTGTATAAGGAGGTGAAAAATAATGGGTAGACCAAGAAAGTTAATCAATGCCCAAGTTGGCAACCTTACACAAGAGCAACAACACCAACGCCAAAAGGAAGAAGAAAAGTTATATAATTACGAACCTTTAGACTTTTCATATTATCCAGCTGGGTTGTTGCAACAAGCTTATCATGAGTGGGAACGTATCTCACACTTTATTGGTGACCTACCAATTTCAGAACTTGACCAACAAGCAATGGTTAGGTATTGTAATTATAGTTACCTATATTCAGAAATGGCTGAACAAGTTGCATATGAAGGATCTTTGACAGAAGACGGAAAGCTAAACCCTAAAGTAACGGCTATGAACTCTTACTCAAAGGAACTAAAAAGCGCAACAAATGACTTAGGTTTAACTATCAATTCAAGATTGAAGCTGGTAGCACCAAAAGAAGTAGAGGACGAAACCAAAGACCCACTAGGTCAATTGCTTAAAATGCGCACACAAGGTTAACATTTTGTGTTATAATGTATTTACAAGAACACGTAACGCCTACTGATGTTTAAGGACATTATGCGCACCATACGTGGCAAAACGCCTTCCAGATGATTTGTAGATTAGAATAATATTGGGTAGTATTATTCAGGCGCAACTACGGCAATAGTTGCGGACATGTTAGTAACATGTTAGTAAATAGATGTGAGGGTCTATTTACAAGGAAACGCTCTTAACTCCTTAACCAAGTGAGCAAAACTCTATTAAGTGTTGTGAGGTAGTCCGTATGTGGAAGGTTCGCCAACCACATAGCAACACTTAATCATTTAAGAAGGGTTGCAGTGCGACCAATTGACTTAGACTAGTTATCGCCTTATGGGAATAACTACCTAAGTCTTTTTATTTACACACAGAAACTATTTTTTATGTTATAATGTATATAACGAGATTAAGTTTCAATCATGTTGACTTAGGTAAGTTTGTTATCCCCTTTGGATAAACTCATGACCTAAGTCTTTTTATTTGTGCTATAATAGAAATAAGGAGGTATACATATGAATAATATAGATTATGTTCAAGAATATATAGACTATATACGAATTAATAATATACCAATAGGTAATAAAATCAAGCAAGCAATTAGACGACATGAAAAGGATTTAGAAAAATCAAAAGACCCAGAGTATCCATATTATTACGACCCAAAAGAAACCTATGAACCAGTCGCATTTATTGAAATGTTACCAGACCCAAAAAGTAAAAAGACAAATAAACTAGCTAAGTTCCAGAAGTTTATTGTAGCATTAATCTATGGTTGGCGCAAAAAGAGTAATAAAATGCGTAGATTCAGAAAAGTATATATCAGTTTAGCACGTAAAAATGGTAAATCAATTCTGGTTGCTGGTATTTCATTATATGAGTTTATCTTAGGACAATATCCAAAAGCTTCAAGACAGATTGTAGCTGGCGCAAATACTAAAGAACAAGCTGGAATTGTATTCCGTATGTTAAAATCACAGCTGAAAGCATTGAGAAATTCAAGTGATAGTGTGCGTAGAATTACTAAGGTAAACAAGTATGACATTGAACATTTAGAAGATGAATCAACTGTTAAACCTTTAGCAAGTGACGCAGATAGTTTAGACGGACTAGACGTACTTTGCGGTGTATTAGATGAATACGGAGAAGCAAAAAGCACAGCATTAATTGAGGTATTAGAAAGTTCACAGTCACAACAACCACAAGGTTTAATTTTGATTATTAGTACAACAACTAAAAATCTTAATGGACCAATGCACAGCATAGAATATCCATTTATAACTAAGCTATTAAATGAAGAGGTTGAAGCAGACGCATACCTTGCTTTATGTTGGGAAATGGATAGTATCAGCGAAGTTGACGACCAAGCCAATTGGATAAAATCAAACCCACTGTTTGAGAATACACAATTGTATGAAACCATGTATGAACATAAGGTTAATTCATTGGCAGAGTATAAAGCAAAAGGTGACATGAGTGGTTGGCTAACTAAAGAAATGAACTTCTGGGTACAAGCTTCACAAGATAGTTTCATGGATAAAGAAAGTTGGGACGCAATCAAAGCAACAAAAGAATATGATATTAGAAAACGTCCTGTATTTATTGGAATGGACTTATCACGAACAAAAGATATAACGGCGGTTAGCTGGATTATACCAATTGCAGAAGAAGAGAAGTTACTCGTAAATACACATGGGTTCATTTCATCAATTGGAGGTATTGAAAAGAAAATTCAAGAGGACAAAATACCATATCGCCAATATGAAAATGAAGGTATCGTTTCAATTAGTAAGTTAGAATCAGGATTGATTGACCATGCGGACATGTGCGACTGGATAGTTGATTTTGTTGAAACATATGATTTGGACCTACAAGGCATTTTCTATGATGGTCACCAAGCGTCACAATCAGTCTTGAGATTAGCGGAAGTTTTCGGCGAACGGTATCTAATTGAAGTACCGCAACGTATACAGTATTTAAACGCTCCTACTAAGTATCTAAGGGACGCAATATACAAAGGTGATATAATACATCAAAACAACCCACTACTCAATACAGCGATATATAATGCGTATATGAAAGAGTTTGCTGACAACATAGCAATTGAAAAGAAAATGAATCGTAACAAGATTGATTCATTGGATGCTTTAATAAATGCAATGAGTGAAGCAATGTATTATGACTTTGGATATTCAAGTTTTGAAAACATGTTAGAACAAGGTACATTTGGCTTTGGTGTTTAAGTAACACCCACAAGGTAAGGGATATATGATATATTATAGAAGTAGTAGAGATAGTAACAAAAATAGACAGATAGAAAGGAAGATTCAAATGTTATTACAAATTAACAAGGTAGTAAAGGAATTACCAGAAGGAGAACCGTGTCCCGCGTTGGTAGATTATGTAGATGGGATTACACATAGTCAACAATTTACAGACGGTATCAAATGTTTCAAGAAAGATGGTATTCAAATTTTAGTGGTACGAAAAAATCCGTTTGAAATTGAGATTGAAAACCTTGATAATTATGAAGGTTTTAAAGTTTATGCTGTATATCTATTAAATGATGAAGGTAAAACATTACGTAAATTAGCATAAAAAAAGAGTGGCTAAACACCACTCTTTTTTTATATGTTTTGTGTTAAAATAAGGTGTATAGGAGGGTTTAATATGAAAAATCCAGTAATTTATGTAGTGCTATTTTACGTTTTAGGAGTATTAGCACTTGTAACAAGCATGTTTTTTGTTAGTATCGTAGCTGGTTTAGTAGCATTAGGAGTATCATTATTAGTACCAGCAGTAGTATTATACCTAGAATTGAAAGAAGGTGAATAGTTAAATGGGCGTATTTATTGCACCACAGACTAGCGCAGAGAAGAATTTTATTGATTATATTGAAAGTGGAATGGATAACGTAGGATATTTGACAGGTGAACGAGCATTACAAAATTCAGACGTGTTCACAGGTGTTAATATCATTGGTGGTGATATTGGTAAATCACTATTTAGAAAAGTTCCAGATGAACACGCAGACCAAAGTTTTTTACAACTAATCAACAAGCGACCACATGAAAAACAAAGTCATTATACATTCATGTATGCAACAGTTGCACAGCTAATTCTTTATGGTAACTCATACGCAATCATTCACAGAGAAAAAGAGAATGATTATAACTCACCAATTAAGTCATTAGAGTTTGTAACAGCAGACCAAGTGAACCTAATTCAAGATATGACAACAGGTGAATGGCGCTATGATGTAACGTTAGATTATGGCAACCACATGTTACGGTGTGAACCACGTGACATCTTACACTTTAGAATTTCAGTTGTAGATGGTTTCATTGGTCGCAGTCCTTTATTGTCTTTACGTGATGAAATCGGAATGCAAACAAATGGTAATAAGATTTTATCCAAGTTCTTTGCTAACGGTGTTTTCGGTGGTGGAATCTTAAAACTTAACAAAGGTTATGTAGACAACGCAACCAAAAAGAAAATTCGTGAAGATTTTGAAAGAGCTAACGGAGGAAGCACAAACAGTAATGGCGTTATCGTTTTAGATGAAGCAACAGACTTCACAGAGTACAAAATGAATACTGATATTTTGAAATTGATTCAATCAAATAAATTCAGTACGCAACAAATTGCAAAAGTTTTAGGTATTCCATTAAACCGCTTTGGTATGGAATTAGTAAACTCAACTGATAGCGGACAAAATGACATCTATATTGCTTCAACAATTAGTCAATATGAATCTGCAATCTGTGACGAAATCGCAATTAAAACAGGTAATGTCTTAGAAATGGACTTTTCAAGTCTAATGAACGATACATTAGATGACAGACGCAAACAATTGTTTAGTGGAAAAGCAAGTAAAGAGTTACTATCAACTATCAAAGAAAACGAAGTTCGTGCATATTATGGGTATGAACCGTTAGAAGATGGAGAAACAACAGTTAAAACAGATAATACGGAAGAGGAAGTGTACAAGAATGAAACAGACACAACTGGAAATCAGACAACTACATGAGTTCGTAAATGACAATAATATTGTTGAAGGTTACGCATTGAAATTCAACAAACCATCAAAAGACCTAGGTGGTTTTGTTGAAACTATTGACGCGCGAGCATTAGACGGTGTTAATATGGAAGATGTAAAATTATTTTTAAACCATGATTCAGGCAACTTACTTGGAAGAACAAAGAGTGGTACACTTCAATTATCAGTTGATGAAGTGGGTTTGAAATTCCGTTGTGAGTTACCAAACACAACACTTGGAAATGATGTGATGGAACTTGTAAAACGTGGTGACCTTAGTCAGTGTTCATTTGGCTTTACGGTTGCGGAAGATGAATGGGAGCGCAGAGATGGGAAACCTGTTAGAACTATCAAAAAAATCAATACGCTAGCTGAAATCTCACTGGTTTCAATTCCAGCATATGATGACACAGATGTTACAGTAGCTAAACGCTCACTTGAAAACATGGAAGTAAACGAAATGGAAAAACGCAAACTAGAATTACAGTTACGACTAGCAACCTTGTAAGAGTAACGCCCACAACTCACCTTGTTCATGATATACTATCTTTAGTAAGAAAATAATATGTAAAGGAGTTTACAGCATGAACAAGGCAGAGTTAGAAGCGCAAGCAAAATCTTTGTTAGCAGAAGGTAAACTTGACGAAGCTAAAAAAGTTATTGAACAGTTAGAAGCTTTGAAAGATGAAACACCAGCTGAAAACGAAGAACGTGCAGAAGATAAAGCAGAAGCACCTAAAGACGAAGTCAAAAAGGAAGAGCCTAAAGAAGAACCAAAGGATGAACCAAAAGACGAAGTCAAAGACGAACCAAAGGAAGAACCAAAAAAAGAAGAACGTTCAATTGAGAACGCAAAAGGAGAAGATATTGACATGGAGAAAGTAAAAATCAATGGTAAAGAGTTAGCAGAGCCAGTAACAGAACAACGTGCGTTTTTAGACTACGTAACTTCAAAATCAACTAGCGTAAAATCATTTAACGAAACACGTGCGGTTGATGACGGACAAGTTAAATCAACAGACGCAGAAGCAATTATCCCAGAAGATATTATCACAAAAGCACGTAAATTACCAGACACAGTTGTTGACTTACGTAATAAAGTGAACAGTATCAAAGTTAAAACATCTGGTGGTAAATACCCAATCTTGAAATCAACTACTGCAAAAATGGTAACAGTTGAAGAGTTGGCAAAAAACCCAGCATTGGCAAAACCTGAATTTGAAGAAGTTCCTTACAACGTATCAACTTACCGTGGTCAAATTGTTGTATCACAAGAATCATTAGATGATTCAGCGGACGACTTAGCTGGAATTATTGCTGATTCAGTACAACGCCAAGGTTTAAATACAACTAATGACGTATTAGCTGGATTATTAAAAACAGCTACAGCAGTAACAGCAACTTCATTAGATGACATCAAGACACAGATTAACACTGGTTTCGACCCAGCTTATGGATTGGAATTAATTGTTACTCAATCATTCTACAACGCAGTTGACATTATGAAAGACGGTGAAGGACGTTACTTATTACAAACTGACATTACAGCACAGTCTGGTAAATCATTGTTTGGTGTTCCAGTAACAGTGTTGAAAGATGGAATGTTAGGTAACAAAGGTGATAAAGTAGCATTCTTAGGCGACCCAGTAGCCTTTGCAACTTTCTTCAATCGTGCTGAAACAACAGCTCGTTGGATTGACCATGAAATTTACGGTCAATACTTAGCAATCTTCATGCGTTTTGACGCTAAAGTAGTAGACCCAGCGGCTGGAAAATTCATTACACTAACACCAGCACCCTAGTACGCCACCTGTGGTAGGACAGGTGACACCAGCTGATACAAGTGTAACAATTGAATTATCGTAAACACTAAGAGGTGGGGCATTCGCCTTACCTCTTTTTAAAATATAAAAGGAGAGTGTAAATAATGGCTAAAGTATTTAATGTATACAAGAAAACAGGTGAAAAGGTTGTGAGTGAAAAACAGTCACCACTAACAATCACTGGTTTAACAGCTGAAACAGAATATGCAAAAGGTGATTTTCAAGTAACAGCTATTGAAGATGGTAAGCCAGAATCTAGCAAAGTAGATGTACCAGCATTCACTACAACTGCAACAGCTGGATAATAAAAGAGGGCTAAGCCCTCTTTTTAACTAAGGAGGTATGATAATGTTAACATTAGATGAAGTAAAAAACAATTTACGTTTAGACTATGATTCAGACGACGTTTATATTCAGACGTTAATTGACACAAGTTCAATGTTTATCTTAGGGGCTATTGAGGTTAAAACAGTTCCAGAAGATGTACGTTTTAAGACTTGCCAATTCATGTTGGTTTCTCTTTGGTATGAAAATCGCGTTCCAGCAACCAGCGCACTTCAACAAGATGTACCGTTCACTATTCAGGCATTTATTTGGCAATTAAGGGGGTTATCTGATGGCGATACCAACACAACATCTTAATCAGAAAATCACTATTCAAGAGAAAACCACAGCTAAAAACGATAAGTTTGAATGGGTAACAACGTGGGTTGACAAGGCAACTATATGGTGCAGTGTAAAACAACAGTATTTCAGAGATTTTAAAGAAACATATGGTACTGCATTAGAGGATACAACTAACTTTGTTGTGCGTTATGAACAACGTTTCCAATTACAAAATGATATGCGTGTTGTATATAAAGGTGTTAACTATGAAATAGTATCAATTTTAGAAGGTAGCTACGACCGTGATTTTACAACATTAGTATGTAAGAGGGTTAAGAAATGAGTAAGCAGAATTATGCTGACTTTTCAGACGCATATAACGCACTTATAAAGATTGGTAAAAATGCAGATAGTATCACAGCAAAAGCACTGAACAAAGCTGGTGAAATAGGAGAGCAAGAACTTGCTAAACGCACCCCATATTGGAACGGTAAAAAGTACAGTAGAAAAGACCAGATGTACAAGCGTGAACATATGCAGAAAAATACAGCAATGACAAAAGCAAGTAAAGGTAAACATGAAGTGTTGATTGGGTATAATGACCAAGTTTCGTGGCGTGTTCACTTCACAGAATTAGGAACAATGACACAAAGACCACAACATTTCATTGAAAAGACTATCAAAGAGGTTCAAGACGAAATAGAAAAGGTAATTATAAAAGCAATGGAGGAGGCGTTTCTAAAATGACATTACCTATTTTACAAGTAGCACAGATACTTAATGAAGCACACCCAGAAGTCAACTGGTTTACTAACGAAGTACCAAATGAGTTTGTATCACTTCCTAAGTTGCCAGTAGGTAGAATCACAGAGTTAGATATGGACTATCACGCATACGCAAGTGCAGACCCCAATTATTACACAACCTATATCCAAGTTGATTTGTGGGTTGAAGATTTGACAATGTTAGATAAATACTATCTATCAATTGATAAGACAATGCGTGCTGATAACGTACAATGTTCATTTAGTACACAGACATATGAACCAGACCTAGAGGGAGCAAGTCGCATTGTGAAGCGTTACGTAATCACTCAAAGAGTTGTCTAAGTGACACCCTAAAACCAGTTGATTAATGATATAATTATTCTAGTAAGAAAATATAAACACTAAAGGAGAGAAACAATTATGGCAGTAGTAGGTTTTAAAAAAGCTATTATCAGCGTACCTAAAGCAGAAGGTTCTGGGGTTGATAAATACACAATTGATAAAAGCGGTGGCGGTACTATTGAAGCGTCAATTCAAGGAATTTCAGCAGAACAAACAACCGTTTATGCGTCAAACGTTCCAATTTGGGTATCAGCAAAAGGGGTTGGAGAGTTAACAGCTTCATTAAACGTATTTGACTTGTATAAAGACAACGTTTATGAGAAAATTTTAGGCATTGAACGCGGTGAAGATGGTATTGCAATCGTTGGCGAAAACACAGAAGCGCCTTACGTTTCAGCGGTATTTGTTGCAGACGGTGCAGACGGTAAAGAAATGTACTTTGGTTTAGTTAAAGGACGTTTCAGCCACCCAGAAATCGCATTGAATACAACAGAATCTGGTGGCACAGAACCAAACACAGAAACAATTGAAGGTTCATTTGTAACAGATTCACGTGGATTTGCATACATGAGTGCTGTTTCAAGCGAAACATTAACACTTGATAAGTTTGTTGACAAAGTAAACAACATTAATCCATTGGCCTAGTACACCACCTGTGGTAGGACAGGTGACACCAGCAGACACAAGTGTAACAATTGAACTGACTTAGAAGAGCTTAACAGCTCTTCTTTTTTATTACACTGGTTTCACCAACACCCACAATCATTGCTTTTAATGCTATAATAACTATAGTAAATAAAATTATTTGGAGGAATAAACATGGCAAAACAAACAAAATCATTCAGTATTAACTTAATTATTGACGGAAAAAACCGCAAAATTACAAAAAAAGGTGTCAAAGTTAAGACAATGCGTAGTATTATGAAGTATTACCGTGATATGGAAAACGTACAAAAAGACATGGCTAATGGTGTAGAAGTTGACCAATTAGAATTGTTAGATTCAATGATTGTATTATTAGTTGAAATCTTTGAACACCCAGAAGTTACATTTGAAGCAATTGAAAACTCAATTGAATCTGATGACTTAGTAGACGTTTTAGAAAACATCTTAGGAACTATCATGGGGGTTGATGATTCAAAGGAAGCCTAGAGGACGGTGTAGAAGTTAACTGGGACGAATCTTTAGAATCACTAAATAAATTATATAATTCATACATGGAAGGTGGTTGGACCGTTAATGATGTTAGCGAAGCTGACTACCTTCTTTTATTGGAATTATTCAGTGATAATACTAAAGAGAAAAAAGAAGAGAAACAAGACCCATTAGCATTTTTTGGCACTGTCCTATCACCAACAGACCTAGCAAAAGCAAAAGGAGAGATTGAATAATGGCAGACAAAGTTATTGGTAATATGAAGTTTGGTATTGGTGTTGACGGTGTAGACCAGACCATTAATACATTAGACAAATTAAACAAGTCAATTAAACAACAAGAGTCCGCAATGAAAGCCAATTTATCAGTGTTTGATAAATCAGGACAAAGCATTGAGAAGCTACAACAAAAAGAAAAAGACTTGGCAACAGCTACTGACTTACAAGGTAAGAAAGTTGAATTATTAAGTAAGAAACGTCAAGACGCTATTGCAAAATATGGTGAAGAATCAAACCAAGTTAAAACACTAACAACACAGTTAAACAATGCTAGTGCCAAATACAACGGAATGCAAAAAGATTTGCAAAAAACTACAGCTGACGTTATCAAGTTTGAGAATGGTTTAGACAAACTAGGTCAAGAAATTAAAGATAACGCAAAAGACTTCCAAACACAAGCCAACGCAATGGATAAAGCAGGCGACAAAATGGGTGCTTTGGAAACAAAACAGGCTGGTTTAAAACGTCAATCAGACCTAACTAAACAAGCTATTGCTGGTCAAGAAAACGCAATCAAACAATTAACGCAAAAGTTTGGTAAAAATTCAACAGAAGTTAGCAAAGCTGAACAAGAGTTACAAGGCTTTAAAAAGCAATTAAACAATACAGACAGTGAACTAGATTCAGTATCTAAAGGCATGCAAGAATTAGGTAAGTCAAGTGGTGAAACTAGTGAAGGTTTAGGATTAGCAAGTAAAGGACTACAAGGTTTAGTTGCTGGTGTTGGTATGGCGGTAGCTACTAAAGCAATTGATATGATTAGTGACGCTGTTACAGAAGTTGTTGAAAATATTAATGCTGGTATTGAAGCGGTTGACAAATTCAAAGGTGCGTTTGATTGGGACGCAGAGAGCGCCCAAGCCGTTTCAAGGTTAGCTAACCAATTAGTTGCAGAAGGTTATTCTGACGACATCAACGAAGTAGCAGAAGCAATGATACGTGTTCAAAATGTAATGGGTGCTGAAGTTGCAGATGATGATATGTTGCAGCGTATGACACGCAACGCAATTGCATTTTCTAAAAATACAGGTGCAGACGTAAACGAAACTATTCGTGGTATTGGTAAAATGATGACCAACTTTGGTATTGACGCAGACAAAGCTTGGGACTTGATGGCACGTGGCGCACAAATGGGACTTGACCAAACAGACGAACTAGGCGACAATATGGCTGAATACTCACAAATTTTTGGTCAAGCTGGTTTCACAGCAGAACAAACCTTTGACATGTTACAAAGTGGTTTAGATGGTGGAGCGTACAACTTAGACAAAGTAAATGACTTAATCAAAGAAATGGCTATTTCATTAACTGATGGTCGTTTCGAGGACAACATAGGTATGTTCAGCGGTCAAACACAAGAATTGTTTAGACAATGGCAACAAGGCGGCGCAACACAAGCGGACGTTATCCGTTCAATGATTAGTGACTTTGGAGGTATGGAAAACCAATATGAAGCACTGAATAAAGCTGGTACAATCTGGTCCGCATTAGGTGAAGATAACAGCTTAAATGTTATCAAGTCATTAAACAATACATCAATGGCATATGATAATGTAGAAGGCGCACAAGACGCAATGAACAACGCAATGAGCAACACAACTGGAATGGACGCCTTTAAATCAGCATTAAAAGCATTAGGAAATGAAATTGGTATCTCATTGAATCCAATGTTTGGTGGAATGGCAGACGGTATCACAAACTTTACCAAGAAAATTCTACCAATGGTGCAACCAGCATTGCAAAAAATGTGGGAGTTTGCACAACCAATTCTTGAAAAGTTAACGCAATATCTTGGTACGTCATTCAAGGTTGCGGGCGACATTATGGGTGTTGTGATTAAGTATATTGCAGATGAGTTAATACCTTACATCATGCCTAAGCTTCAAGAACTTGGAGATAGGTTAGGTGCTGTTTTTGATAAGGTAACTAAGTGGTGGAACGAAAACGGACAAGCAATAATGGACGCACTTAAAAAGTGGTTAGAATTATTAACACCAATTTTTAAAATTGCAATTGATATTGTAATGATGTTTGTTGATTCAGTAGTTGGTTTGATTGAAGGTTTCTTTGATATAATTGAAGGGGCAACAAAAATCTTTAAAGGTATTTTCAACGGTGATTGGAAATTAATTTGGGACGGTATCAAACAATTAGTTTGGGGCGCTATTAAAGTAATTTGGAACTGGATAAATCTTTCATTCTTTGGTAAAATATTAAAAGGTGTAAAAGATTTTGGCGCAACATTCAAAGGTTCAATTTCTGGAATGTGGGAAGCTGTTAAAAACTTCTTTAAAGATGGTGTATCAAATGTAAATGGTGCTGTTTCAGGTTGGTTCAGTAATGTAACACGCATTGCACGTGACCTTAGAAGTAATGTTTCTGGAACTATTTCATCTCTTTGGAAGGGAATCAAAAACACATTTAGTGGCGGCATTGACACTATTGTACATTGGTTTACTAGTTTGCCAGAACGTTTAGGCGGTGCAATCAGTAGGGGCGCAGGTCATGTTACTGGTGCATTTAAAGGTATTTTCAACAAGGTATTGAGTGCAATTGGCGGTCCAGTAAATGGTATCATTGGCGGTGCTAACTGGGTGTTAGAAAAGTTTGGCGCACCTCAAATTCCTAAATGGGACGTACCACAATATGCAAGCGGTACTGACGGTCACATAGGCGGACCTATGGTAGTAAATGACGGTGGTGGTGCTGAAATGGTAATCGCACCAAACGGTCAAGCAATGATTCCAAAAGGTAGAAACGTTATGATGAATGCACCTGCTGGAACACAAGTTCTAAATGCCAAAGAAACATCAATGGTATTAGGACAAAAGGGGCGCATTCCATTCTATAAAAAAGGAACTGGTTTCATGGAAGGAGTTCGCAATATGTGGGACAATACCAAGTCATTTGTTGGTAATGGTATTAACAAGGTAAAACAAACCATTGGTGATATTATGGACTGGGTAGGGAATCCATTAGACTTAGCACGAAATGCAATTATGGGTGCAATGGACTTAGGTGGTCTAACACACGTAGCATTAGACATGGCAAAAGGTTTAGGAACAAAAGCTACAACTGCATTTGCTGAAAAAGTTAAAGCCTTATTCAAAAAGAAAGAAGAGGAAGAACGTGTTAGTGGTCCTGTAGATGGTAACTGGCGTTCATTAGTCATCAAAGCTTCCAAAGAAATGGGCGCAAATGCTAGTGAAAGTGAAATCAATGGTATCTTAGCACAGATTCAACGTGAATCAGGTGGTAATGAAAAGATTGTTCAAAGTTCAGCAGTATGGGACGTCAACACCGCAAGTGGAAACCCAGCACGTGGTTTGCTTCAATATATCCCGCAAACGTTTGACGCATACAAGGTAAAAGGACATGGTAACATTTATTCAGGTTATGACCAATTACTAGCATTCTTTAACAACACTAACTGGCGTCAAGACTTACCTTATGGAAAATCTGGTTGGGGTCCATCTGGTGGACGCATTAGAGGTTATTATAATGGTGGTATTGCAAAAGGTCCACAAATTGCAAAACTTGCTGAAAATGGTTATCCAGAATTTATCATTCCAACTGAACCAGCTAAACGAGGAAGAGCAATGGCATTGCTTAACCAAGCTAAACAAGCATTGGGAGTGAAGGAAGAACGCAACACACCTAAGCAAGGAACATCAACAGACTTGGCAACAGTGGTTGCTTTAATGCAACAACAGAACGAATTATTACAAGCTATCTTAGCCAAAAATACAGATGTGTTATTGGATGGTAAGAAGCTTAACAAGGAACTTAACAACCTAAATAATACACAGCAACGGAACAACAGACGTAATTTAGGTTACATTTAAAACATTAAGGCAACCCCTTTACAAGGGTTGCCTTTTGTGTTATAATACTAGTATAGTAAATTATAAAGGAGAATGAAAATGGCACAAAATTATGACTTTTTGAGAAGCTTTACATTTGACGGTAAAGAAACAAGTCACCTATTTCAGATAGCAAAAGTAAATGTACCTTTTCTGTCAAAAGACAATGATTTTTACACAGTTGGAAATACTGATGGTAAACATTTTAGAAATACTAGGTTAGGTGAATATGCAATATCAATTGATGGTTTCATTATATCAGACAACAGTGGCATGACTGTATCAGAAACTAAAGATGAATTAGTTAAAATTATCAATTCAGACGAACCGAAACGACTTATATTGGACCAAATGCCAGATAGATATTTTAACGCAATATTCACAGGGACAGAAGAGTATGACGCTACAGACACAAAGTACACACCTTTTACATTAACCTTTGATGTTCCAGATGCACTTGCGCACCAAGTAGAAGCTTCAAATTTTAATAATGTAACAACTAAAAACAGTAATATGGTATTAGATTCAAATTTTGAACGAAAAGACCAATATTATAAACCGTGGGCGCAACTTTCACCAGAACAGCGGTTTGGTCAAAATGTATTAAGTTGTGACTTCACAGCAGGCATACCAGCATACTATACAGACAACAGCACACCACACCAAGCATGGTTTTTCTATGACGCATACAATAGACGTATGAACCTAGATTTAGAGGTAGGTCAAACAGTTGGATTTCAAGCTAAAGTGCGTATTAACGTAGTAGATAATGAAGTAAGACCAGATAAAACAGCAGAGCTAATTTTAATGGAATGGGCAGACAATCCAATTAGAAAAACATATACACATGTTATACAAATGCCTAACGAAGTAAAAGACTGGACATTGTACTTCAAAACAATAACTATCAAAAGTCCAGAAACAACTGGATTATCAATGAACTTTGGTTTGTATGGTGACCATGTTAGTGGTGATATATGTGAACCAATGTTTGCACTTGACACTAATGCACCAATGACTTATCAAAAATCATTAATTGAATTAAGAAAAGAATTAAAAGTTGTAAACAATGGAACATATAAAGCCTACCCACGTTTTTCATTTAAAATGAATGGTGACAATGGTATGGTTGGGTTAGTAAACAAAAATGGTGATATTTTACAATTTGGAAACCCGGAAGAGGTTGACTATACAGAACAGACAAGAACAGAAACAGTGCAATGGTTAGATTTTTGGGGTACAAACCTACCAGAAAACATGGTACAGAACAGCGGTTTCATCAGTATATACCCTAATTACCTAGGTAATCCAGATACACCAAACTTAGTTGATGGTACACTAAACATGACAAAAGATGTTGATTCCGTAGTACCAAACTTCACTGGTGAAAAAACAGATGTTTGGCATGGACCAACCGCAGTTGTACCAATAACTGCACCATCTACAAATGATAGAACATCTGCATTTGTTGCTAATATACGTTTCATTTTTACAAACTATAAAGACAATCCACCAATGGCACATTTAGAGTTTATGATTGGTGATACCGCTGGAAACCCAGTAATCAATACATTATTTAGAGATTCACTATACAGTACAAACCATACAATTATGGAATGTTGGTACATGGGTGAAAAGGTACATGAGTACACATTAGACAAGAAGAAGTTTGGTAATACTAAGCTAGAAATAAACATTGAACGTACTGAAACCTATATAAAATGGCGCTTAGCAAGTATCAAAGGAATAAATAAATATGATAATGTTGTGGTAGGTGACAACTACATTTTCACATACAATGTTTCTGACAAGTCTAATTTAGACAAGTTTGGTTTCTGGTTTAAACAGTATAGTAACTTTAGAGCAAACCAAGTAATGGTAACAGACGCCAAACTAAGATGGTTAAACGTTAAGCACATAAAAGATGTACGCAACTATTACAAAGATGGTGACTTAGTAGAATTAGACACGTACTCACGTAATGTATACATCAATGGTGCTATCAATAATGAACTGAATGTTGTTGGTAATCAGTGGGAAGCATTTAGACTTGATGTAGGAGAACATGAAATACTACCTTTCTATTCATCATGGGCGCTACAACCAGAAGTGAATTGCATTTTAGAACAAACATATCTATAAGATACAAAGGGGTTTACACCCCTTTGTTTTTGTGTTATAATGAGTATATAAATATTTAGGAGGTAATAGTATGGACTTTTACATTACAGATAGGACATTTAAGTTACTAGATATTGTATCAACCAGTGGTGGTACTCAATTCAAAGTAACATCAACAGAGGATACAATAAGTTTAGCAACTGCAAGTAGACGCATGAGCCTAGATGTATCATTTACACCAGAAACAAGCGCACTTGCTAAAGATGTATTCAAAGTTGGTAACTACGTTTTGTATAAAGACTTAAATGGTAAACACGAATGGATGACAATTTTAGAATCAACACACAATCCATTGACACAAACACGCAGTATGGAATTAGAAGACGCTTCACTAGACCTTTTAAACCAACATGTTGGTAAACACAAGGAAACAAAAGCATTTCCTATTAAATACTATATTGAAATATTTACATCAAGTAGTGGTTTCAAAGTTGGTATAAATGAAATATCTGGACTAACTAGAGCATTAGAATGGGATTCAGGAGCAACAGCATTGGAACGTATTCAATCAGTAGCAACCCAATTTGATAATGCAGAACTTGATTTTAGGTTCACATTTAAAGGTAATGAATTAACAGGTAGATATATTGATATTAAGAAGAAGCGTGGTACAGATGAAGTACACACACTATATACCAATAAAGATATTAACTCAATAACCACTAAAGAAGATATTTACCAACTGGTTAATGCAATAAAACCAATTGGTGGTATTCCAGAAGGTAAAGAAGAACCTGTTGACTTAGTTGGTTATAACTGGGTAGACCCTAATGGTCGTTTTTACTTAGATAAGGCAACTGGCTATATTTACGACAAAGAGAATGTTAAGCACTGGTCAAGAACCCACAACGAATCAAACTATTTTCAACAGCAATTAGAGTTTGAAACAACAGCACAAAACAAGTTGCGTGACTATGCAGTTAAACATCTAAAAGATTATGGAAAACCGCTGGTTGCATATGAAGTTGACATTGCCAATATACCTTATAATTTACAGGTTGGTGATTATATTAAGTTAGTAGACGAAAACGAAAAGTTATATCTAAAATCACGTGTTCAAGAATTGAAATATGATTATACAACAGACAGTGTTGAAGCACAACTAAGTGATTTCGTTGTTTTAGAATCAGGTATTAATGATGATTTAAGAAAGTTAGCAGACCAGATAAATAATAAAGTTAGAAGTATACCACGTGTATTTGTACAAGAAGAACCACCAGTTAATCCAAAACAGGGTGATATGTGGTGGGTTGTTGATGGAACAGTACCCCAACCAACAATAGCAAGACTAGGTGACTATGAAACACGTGAAGTAAAAGAGAACCCCAAAATTGCTTCTTATAAAGTTTGGGACGATTTAAAAACAGAATGGGTTGAACAAACAATTGACCAAGCTGTACTAAACATTGAAACATTAAACGCTATCACAATGAACGGTTCTACAATCAATGGTTCTGAATTTTTGAATACATTTAAAGCAACAGTAGCTGGTGAACAATTAGAAGGTGTATCAACAGTGGCTGGTGGTGAAATGGAAATTGAATACAAGAACTTAACAACAAACAGAACAGGTTCAACAAGGTTGTTTTCACAAGGGTTTGACGGAAGAGTACTAAATACTGATGGTTCAATTAATCAATATGTAAGTTTAACACCAGCAGGTCTATCATTACAAGATTCAGCTGGTCACAGTGGTTTCTTAACAGCTGAATTAATTATGCAATTTGCAAATACAGGGCGTAAGATATACCCAGGCAATTCATGGGTAACAAATACGGATAGCATTAAACCAACATTAAAAATGGAAGAATGCGCAATTGGTTGGTTATTTTTATGGCAACCATACGATACCACAAATGGAAAACCACTGAATTGGGACTACACCTATTATTTAGTACCTAAAGCACATGCTAATTTCAATAGTGGTAGAGGTATCAATATGAGATTGCAAGGTGCTGGAACTGGTGGTGGTGCGAATGACACTGTATATAAATACGTATATGTATCAAATACGAGTGTAACTGGCACAGTCAATAATGGTACTGGTAATGGTGCTAAATGGGTATTGACAAGTATATTTTCAGTATAGGAAGGTTGATGAATATGAAAATTTGGATTGAGAATAAGACTGGTTTTCTAACTGGTTATACAACAGAACCATTTGGTGACTATGTAGAAGTTGATATTGATATAACAGAAGCAAACTCTATGCAAGGTGGATTGATTGACTTTCATAATTACTATTATGATGGTAAAGAATTGACCAGAAATACAGATAATGATTTCCAAAAGTTTTTAGATGAAGAAGCTAGTAAGCCACCAGAACCATCTAAGGAAGAAATGGCTGAAAGACTAGCAAAATTAGAAGCATTGATTGCTGATTTACTATAGTTAAAAACACCTCTTTTCAGGGGTGTTTTTTATTTGCCATTTAATGTATAATCACCTTAGTTTTAATCTGAAAAACGCTTAGAATTGTCATGTGAAGCACACTATTTCCCTTATTTAAATGCTATACTATAATAGTAGCTGAAAGGCGGTGATTATAATAAGATAGGGAGATGTAGGCATGGAAGATAAGGACTTTATGGAAATAAAAGTACAACTAGCTAGAATTGAATCAAACTTGGAAGGTATTCCAGACTTGAAAAATGAATTAAAGGCAAATAATAATTTATTGAGTGAAACCCATCACCGTTCAATTCAAAATGAGAAAGACATTGCTAGTATAAATGACCGTTTAACTTGGCTAACACGCACAGTATCAGGAGCAATCATTGTTGCTGTTATTGGTGCTATTATAACTATATTATAAGGAGAGTGTTAAAAATGGATTGGAAAACACGTATCAAAAACAAAGCGTTCTGGATTGCTTTAATTCCAGCAGTAATTGTTCTGATTCAAGTTGTGGGAAACATTTTTGGATTAGACTTATCAAACCTAACTGGTTTGAGCCAACAACTAATTGATGTTGTTAATGCGGTATTCGTTGTGTTAAGTATTTTAGGAGTAGTTATAGACCCAACCACAAAAGGTATTAAAGATAATAAGGAGGACAAATAAGTATGAAGGTAAAAGGTATTTTATTTGGTGCATTAGCAACCATTGGTTTATTTGCTGGAATGCAAACAGCTAACGCATATGAAGTTAATAACGAGTTCAATTTAAGTCCTTGGGAAGGTTCAGGACAGGTTGCAGTACCTAATAAGATTATCTTACATGAAACTGCTAATGAACGTGCCACAGGAAGAAATGAAGCAACGTACATGAAAAATAACTGGTTTAACGCACATACAACAGCTATCGTTGGTGATGGTGGTATTGTTTATAAGATTGCACCAGAAGGTAACATCTCATGGGGGGCTGGTAACGCAAACCCCTACGCACCTATTCAAATTGAGTTGCAACATACACATGATAAGGAATTGTTCAAAAAGAACTATAAAGCATACATTGATTATACAAGGGACATGGGTAAAAAGTTTGGTATTCCTATGACACTTGACCAAGGTTCTTCTGTTTGGGAAAAAGGTGTTATCTCTCATAAATGGGTATCAGATTATGTATGGGGTGACCACACAGACCCATATGGTTACTTAGCAGAAATGGGAATCAGTAAAGCACAACTTGCTAAAGACTTAGCAAATGGCGTTCAGGGTGATTCTAAGCCGTCAAACCCAGCAACACCTAACAAACCATCTAAACCAAGTGTAACACCTCAAAAACAACGTTTTAACTATAGAGTTGATGGGTTGGAATATGTAAACGGAATGTGGCAAATCTATAACGAACATTTAGGTAAAATTGACTTTAATTGGACTGATAACGGTATTCCAGTTAGTGTTGTTGATAAAGTAAACCCAGCTACTGGGCAACCAACCAAAGACCAAGTTCTTTCTGTAGGTGATTACTTCAATTTCCAAGTTAATTCTGTAGGTGTAGTGCAAGAGCAAACGCCTTACGGTGGTTATACATTATCTCATGTACAGTTACCAGAAGAGTTCATTTGGTTATTCACTGAAAACAAAAACACTTTATTATATCAATAAAACAAAAAGACACCCTATATTGGGTGTCTTTATTTGCGTTTTAATGGATAATCACCTTACTTTGAATCTGAAACGTGCTTAGAATGCTCCTATGAAACAATGGTTTCCAAGATATTTGGTGCATATCCACCAGTTACCATAGGTGCGCCATTTTCATTGAAGACAACTGGTAAAGAACGAAATCCGCATTCCATTAAATATCCTAATGCACTCAAATCTTCATCTACATTAATTTCTTGATAGTTAACACCTAATTCTTGTAGTTTGCGTTTTGTCATTTTGCAAGGTATGCAATTGTTTTTAGTATATACTTTAATCATTTAATCAATTCCTTTACATAAATATTTTTAGGTTCTTGTTCAATATAATAAGCTTCACCACTGTTTAAGGCATCAACTAATCGTTGCGCAAATGGTTTCAATTCACCTTTGTATTTCGTTCTTATTGCTTTATCATGATAGATTTTATCACCATATTTTATAACTTTAGTTTTAGTTGTCTTTCCTACTAACGTGAAGTTCGTTGCTTTGTAAATAATACCTTCATGACCATGGTTAGGGTCTGCATAGCTTACAATAGTTTTAACGTTTGTATTCTTACGTAACCATTTTAGGGTCTTACCAATGAAATATGATTCTGCGTTACGCTTGGTATCATCAATCAAACATAGTCTACGAAGTTCCAAAACTTCCTCCTTGGTTTCACCGTATTTCTTCCAAACATTTGCCATACCTAAACCACCATAAATCATAGCACCAATTAATTCATCACCACAATACAACCCAAAACAGTATGATGATTGTAGACCATTTATAGAGTGTGTGTAATGCCATTCTTCAATAAAATTTCGAATTACATTTCGTGGTACTGGTAAAACGTTATATTCCTTTACACTTTTAACTTCAAGTGGGTTCATTTAAATTCCTCCTAATAGTTGATAGGTAAAGTATATCACCTTACCTATCGTTTGTCAATACTTTAGTCAATATAATTTTTAACTTCCACTGGTTTGAATCCTTGTAATTCTCGTTCATGATGTGCTTGTTCAATACGTTCTTTCCAATTTTCACCAAACCATAGTTCAAGCGTATCTTCTACTTGGTCAATATAGTATTGTTTGTCAACTTCATCAATCGTAATACCTTCGCCAATTGCTTCATTACTGATTGTGTAGTATTCTGGTGCGTTTGCCAATCCTTTTGTATATGAAATGTTATCCTTAAATTCATCAGCTTCAATATCTAATAATTTACCTTCTTTTACCTTAAACAATTCTACTGCATTAGTTTTGTCTTTTACTGCGAATACACGGTTAACCTTTTGTGCGTTGAACTCATTACCTTCACTATCACGTGCAACTGTTCTATCAAAGGTCCAACCTGTTTTAGTAATAATTTGAAACTGTCTTAGTTCATTACATTCATTGATAAACTCTTTATAATCTTTACCAGCTACCAGATAATTAATGAACGCATTAGATACAATCGCTTTTGACACTTTCATACCACCTGTTAAGCCAATAGCACCTTTTACCTTTACTTTTCCATTTGGTTGTACTGCAATATAGTTATTTACATCTTTTTGCCAAATTTCACGGAACATGTCTTTATCTAGTGTAAGTCCAATCTTGTTAGCAAATTCATCTAATGCTTCATCAATAGCTTTATCATCTGCTTCACTGTTTGGAATATATGCGTGTGCGTCTGTATTTGATTGAATGAACTGTGCTTTACCTTTAATTAATTCATACATGTTTGTCATAATCAATTGACCAGTTGCACAAACTAAGAACTGGTTTCTTGGGTCATATAAACCATTAAACTGCGCACCACTGGCACCAAACTTAGTATTCAATGGTAACTTGATACCGTTAATCATTACATATGTTGGTACTTCTACACCTTTAATGTTTGCCACTTCTTCACCTGAATATTTAGCGTCCATACGTTGCTTTAGTAAGTCACCATAACGGTGAATCTTATCCTTTGGAATATTTCTTGATAGTAAATTAAATTGTTCCATTGTGTTTGGATATAGTGAACCCCAGTCACGCATTGGGAACATTCCAATGTGAATGTAACTAGCTTTAGCACCATGCACACCACCACTACCAAAAATCATTGTGTATCCATCTTCATCTGTGTACTCTAATGACACATTCAATTTACCATCTTCATTTAATTCAAACTCATGATTCAAGTATGCTTCTGCAATCTCTTTTGTATTAATACTTAATCGTTTATCTAATTCTAATGGGTCTGTCAAGTCTGGTCTAACTTCTTGTTTAGTTGCACCAAGTAACTTAGCTGTTAAGTTAGCGTTTGTTTGTAATAGGTCTGTCTTATCCATGTCAAACATTAGAGCAATTGTTGCTTTAGCCAATAGCATACCAATGTTTTGTTCAAAACGTTTTTCAGTTGCCAACACGTCATTTTTACAGTATGCAATATTTTTCTCTTTCTCTTCATCTGTCAACGGTCTATCCATGTCAAAATCTACTTCTGTTTCTTTAATGTTGATACCTAAGAACGCAGAATGCTCTTTTAAGCTAAAACCTTTGTTATCTTGATAGAGGTCCATTCCAAACAATGGGGTTTTATGACTATCAAACATCTTGTAAACTAGACCTCTATTATCTGATTCAATGATTGTTTTAGACATTTGATAAGCGTTTTTTCCTTGTAAATATCCACGCATTACATTGTTGTCATATGACGCATTATTATACCCAATGAACATTGAATCACGGTATTCAAGGTAAAACTTGCGTAATTCTTCAAGGTCATTATTAATAATGAACCATTCTTTTGTAAAGTAATCACGGAATACAAATAAGCTATCATGTTTAAAAATCTCAATATCAAATAATAAAATGGTTTGTTTTGTTAATGGTTCACTTGGTTTAAACGGCGTTTCATTACCTTTTGAAATACTTCTAATAGGTTTGACTGTGGCAAAACCATTGCTAAATTTTAAGTCAATTAGTAAACGGTCACCAACTTCAACATTTTTCCATTTATCCCAGTCATATTTGCGAAACTTCATGATGTAGCTTGTAACGTCCCTACCATCTTCTAGTGAGCGCATTTTAACTACTTTCATTTCTTTTCCTTTTGCTGATAACTTTTTGTTAGATTCAATGACAACCACATCATGTTGACCAGCTCGCATTGGGTCAAGACTTCGTGAATTACCTTTTAGGTTGCTGAATACTTCCAATAGTTTTTTAGCTAGTTCTGGTGCCTTTTTAAATTCTGCAATGTTCTTCATATATTTAATTCCTCCAATTTGTTTATACTACTATCTTACTTTATTAATGTGATTCTGTCAAGTGTTTTTGTTGCTAATTTCAACTCACGTTGTAAGAAACCTTCTGTAGCACCATTTGCAAATCTACAGATAAGTTCTACACCATCTACTGGCTTAAACAGTTTAGCTAATATATAAACTTTATCACCTTTGTTACCAATACCGTTGTGGTTATCGTTTTTAAGTTCTACATAATTACCTACATTAAATGTGTTTTTCATTGTCATTACCTCCTATATGTATATAATAACAAAACCCCTAACATAAGTCAAGGGTTTTGTTTGTTTATTTTTAGAATGGTAAATCATCAGCTGTAATGTCAATTGAGTGATAAACTTCTTCAACTGGTTTTTGTTCTGGTTGGTCCTCTGGGTCAAGAGGTAATGCTTCTAACCAACCAACGTTGCTTGTTGGGTCTAATTGATTTTTATTAACTGTAACATCAACAACCATTCCAACCGCTTTTTCTGCTGTTTCCCATTCCACACCTACATCTTCAAATAATTCGTTAAAACGTGCTTTGGCTTTTCCAAGTTTAGCCATGTTAGGAATGAACATTTCTTTTTTAGCAACCCACACACCTGTATTGAAGTTAAATGCGTAGTGCTTACCTTTATGTTCAATAATTACTGCACGTCCTTTAGGTGAATCTTGAATTGCAACAATTGGTGCTTTCTTAATGCGTTTTAAGCTAACTAATGGTTTCTCAATTTTGATAAATCCAGAACCTTCTGTAAAGTATGCTTTACCTGTTTGTTCATCAACGTATAACTCAATAGTATTATCTTCTTCAAATGAACCACCAGCAACTTCTAGTGCTTCATTATATTTTTTCATTGCTTCTTCTGAATCTTCCCATTCGCCAGCTTCTTTATTGAATTGTTGTTTGTACGCTACTGCATCAAACATTGCTGAATAATCCTCTTTTGCAACTTGTAACTTAGTTGAAATTTCTGAATCATCTACACTCACGATAACTAATTTTTGTAATTCTGACATAATAAATTCCTCCAATAATTTGTTTTTATTTTTACTACTTAAATAGTATAACATAGTTTCCCTAACTTGTGTAGCCTATTTTCCAAATAAAATATATTTCTTTTTGCAATTTAGAAATACATTTACTGGTTCCAATCCACCACCTTCGTATACACTTCCTTTTATAATAGTTTCATCATCATTTGAAACCATGTTGAAGTCATAGAACTGATAACCTACACCATCAATCCACACTTGTTGACTAAAACTTGTCACACCAACTACCAATTCTACATCACGCTTACCGTTTAAGTCATGTAATTTCCAATCAAATAAACCCATTTAAATTTCCTCCAATGTCATTGTGTTTGCGTTATAGTCCACTTCAAGATTAAATCTCTCAATTGACTGTCCACCTTTTGTTTCTTTTACAATAATAGCCCTCATAACGTGGAACTCATTTGTTTCATATTCCACTTCCATACTTTCAACATAAAATGTAGCACCATCAAAGTCAAATTCTGGGGCATTGTGTTTATTTCTACGCTCTACCAGTTTTTTAAATGTGATACTTCCTTCTTTTGAATCCTTTGAAAAATACGTGCAACGCAATAAATCTTCTTTAATAATCATTTACATTTCCTCCCATTCAATACCTAATTTTTTAAGTTTGGCTAAATCTGATGTCTTAACCTTAATACAAGTATAACTAACTTCAACTGGTTTGTCAACAACTTTATCTTCATTTCCTGTTAAAATTACAATTTCAGGAACTTTCGTTTCTCTTACTCGTTGTTGTTCAGCTTCCAGTCGTTCACGTTCTGACTTCATTTCTTTAAATTCTTCAATAGCTTCATTCATATTGAAACCATTTCTTGAATATGCAATAAGTATTGCCATGCGGTCATCTTTGTCTGTTACCTGTTCTTTCAAGTCTGAATAGTCTTGTTTAAACAGTTCAAAATACATCACAATTGCTTGTGTGATTGTCTTTTGTGACGTTGCTTTATTAGTTACTAAACTTCTATTTTTGGCAATGAACTTATCAAAAGATAGCCATTGTGGCGCATTATATGAAGCTTGGTACTTATTGAAAAGTTCTTCAATTTGTAATGTACGTTCTTTTTGTTCTTGCTCGTTGAACGTTTTAATTTGTACATTAACATGTTCTATACCTTCCTTCAATACATCTTTTAATGTCTGTATTTTTTCGTTTAGTTCCTCATAAGGTGTCATGATTTCACTTTTCACTAGTTTACGTTGTGTGTCTAGCTCTCTGATTCGTTTATTGATTGTAGCTACTAGTTTTTTATTCTCTTTGATTGTTTCTTCTGTAACTTCTTGCTCTTTCATTTTATCAGCCAACTTCTGTGCGTCATTTAGTATTTTTTCATAGTCTGCAAATTCGATTGACTGAACACCATTGGTTTTAATTGCAATTTCAAATTCCATTGCGTTCGTCCTCCGCTTTCAATCGTAGCCACTTAGCTTTGAAAATCTCGTTAAATGTGAACCCCATTTTAATTAGGTCTGTTCGTTCTTCTAATGTGTTTAGTAGTTCATTTACAGTATAACCATAGTCTAACATTAGTAACATTTTATAACTCATTTGTTCTTGCTTTTTTTCCATTCTTCCACTTCCTCCATTGTCAATCTGTTTTCATCTTTTTTAGTACGTTTGATTAGTCCTTCAAAAGTTGAATATGTTTCGCTTTGGTGTAATGGTACCACAATTGAATCTGGTTTGCAATACTTTTCTGTAAATTCTTTATGTTCAGTTGAAGATAAGTGACGATATGAACCGTTACTAAAAATATCAAAACCAGTGTGTGCTTTTGTTGATTCATAAAATTCAATTACTTGTGGGTCATAGTTAGATTCTAACAGAAAGTAGTCTACTTGTAAAGAGTTTTTATCTAAATATTCCTGATAATCTATTGTAGTGCTTAAATCAGTTGCATATAATAATACTTCACCAGATTCAATATCTTCAATAATTAATCCATGACAGTCAACTAATTCTTCACCAGCACCATGATAGTTCTGGATAGTTGTGAATTTCATTGTACCAATTTGAAACTGAAAGTTATCACTAAAAACAACATCAGCTGGAATTTTTGTTTTTTCAAACATTAGATTACTTACTTCTTCATTAGCTAAAATTTTAATGTTTGGAAAGTTTTCACGAATCTTCTTATAAACAGCTGGCTTGAAATGGTCACCGTGTCTGTGCGTAAATATTAAAAAATGTTTTTCATATAGTAATGGCTCTATAAATTTGTAAGGCTTACCCTGTCTCTTATACACATCTCCGAGCCCACGAGACCGTA